CATACCGACTTGTCGGGCTGTACCAGCCATGCGCGAAAGTACCTCTATAATCTCACTACCTTTGCTTATACTGTTGTCGTCAAGGTAGTTTATGGCATCGCCAAGCTTTCCGATGTTTTGAATTGGTATCTCGAAAGCAACGGCAAGTTTACCCACCTTTTCGCCGATGTCGCCTGCTGCCATATCGAATGCCGTCGCCATCTTGGCGGTTTCGCGCGCGTATGCAACAAGTTGGTCTTTTGCAATACCCATACGACCACCCGCAGCAACAAGGTCGGTAAGCTCGCTATATGCGATGGGGATTTCGCGCCCGAGCTGCAATATTTGGGCTGAAAAGTCCTTAAATGCCGTTTCGTCTTTTAGCCCTTCGACTACTTTTCTGATGCCCGTCATTCCCGTCTCAAACTGCATCGCCGCTTTAATCGGTAAAGCCACAGCAGCCGCCAAGCCTGCGCCCATCGCCAAAGTATCGCGACCGAAAGCCATGCTTTGCTGCGACAACTTTTGAGTTTGTGTTGCAAGCTTGCCCATCGCAGCACTCGCCTGTGTGGTGGCATTGCGGATAGGAGCTGTCATTTTGTCGATTGCCGAAAGTATTACGGCTACTTCTAAGACTTTTTTCATTACGGCTTTATTTTGACGGGACTTCGTTTAGATGATTGTAATTATTAACAGCGGAGCAATACCACATTGTCAATTCGCCCAGCGACATATTCATCAAGTCGGTGTACCCGAAATGAGAGAAGTGGGCGAGAAACATTATTTGGTCGGTGCTAAGAGGTCGTTTCCCTCAGTACCCATTGCCAATGTAACAACTGCAAAATAGTCGGACATAGGCAAATCCAAAACCTCCTCAAAAACAAGCCCTACTCCGTCAATTTCGATTACCTGCGCCGCAATAGCAGCGGGTATATACTCCTGCTTGTTATCGGTAATAGTTGATGCTTTTGCAGCATGGCGACCTTTCGGCTCGCTTACAAGTACAGCCAAGCGACCGTCTTTCAATTTGATTTCTTTTGACATGGTGGTGTCGATTTAGTGGTATGAAAAAATAGAAAAAAGCGGGTCGGGATAGCCGCCCGCTTATTGCGTTGTTGCGAGAGGGATAGTAGCCCGACCACGATAAAGTAGTGATGGAGCGGATAGCCCGACGCGAGCGAAGCGAAGCGGCTCGCCCAAAAATTAAATCCCGAGATTGTTGCGGTATGTTGCCAACTTATCCACACCGTTCACTTTGTAGATATTGGCGTTGGCATCAAACTCGATAACAGCCGCACCGTCTTGCTCCATTTTCATGGAATAGACCGCGAACGTTATTTCTTGTTTGACGGCTTCGTGTGCTTTGAATGCACCACCCGCAATCTTTTTTGCCGCCACAGTGGCGTAGATGACATACGGAGTTTGAGCCGTGCGCCCTACGCTCGTATGCTCGTCGACTGATGAGCGCATTTGTAACCGATGTGTAGCGTTGGGGTCGGCGAGCAATGCGAGTGTGTCGGCGTGGTACGCATGAAGCGTAACCGACATCTCCATCATCTCAAAACCGCTTGCAAATTCGACTGTACCCGCCATTCCGAGTGCGGTAAATTCCGACATCTTAGAGGTAATGTCGGCTATTGTAGCCTCTTCGACCTTGCCCAAAAGATTATTGCCATCTATGTATATGTTACCATTGGTAACTTTCTTTATCGTTGCCATTATTACAACCTATTTGTATTTACTACGCCGCGTTAATCGCGTCGAGTAAAGTTATGTCAATAAATGATTGGAATGTCAGACGCTCCAAAGGTGGCGGTGGTACAAAAGTCAAACGGAATGTGAGTTGTCCCGCAGCAATATTAACTGGCGGGTTGTCGGCGGCATCGTAGGTTACAGAACCGTCCACAATCGCGCCGCGTTGTATTAAGGTTCTCATAAACTGGTTGCCTGTTTCCCGAATATCGTCGCGCAGTGCCGTATTAATCGGCAAGCCGATAAACTGCAAAGACGTTTGCACAAGGCTATCTTGGATAATGTCGGCGGTGCGGCGGACACACACAAAGTTGTCGATGTCGGTACTGGTGGGGAAAGCTGCGGAGCGGCTACCCCAAGCCCGATATCCCGAACCAAACCAAGCGGCGATGGTGGTAACACCTGCGCCATTTACAAGGTTTGTTTCTGTGTTCGTGTCGCCTGGGTTGAATGTGAGCACTTGCTCTAAGCCCAAAACGCCCCGAAGCTCCGTATTGTCCACACTATACCAAAAACCGCGTGTGCTATCCTTTACAGCCATTGCGCCAGCCAAAAACGGCGAGTATGGCTCCATATCCGTTTCACCTGTGTAGGGTTGTGTTGCTTCGACCCAAAGGTAAGCGAGAATAGCCCGCTTCGAGCTTGTATAGAAGTTCTTTACTGCGCCTGCGGTCGAACCGCGCCCAGCCAAAACCTGCGCAACAGTCGCGCCTTCGATAGCGTCGATAATCGCGTGTGCTTTGATAGCGTCGGCGCGTGCTATCATCTCGGCGGCTACTGCTGCGCGAGAGCTGAAATACGGACTGATGATAATGCGCGGCACATAGCCAAACGTAGCATAAGCCTTGCCAAGCAATTTAAGCCCTGTAAGTACCGAGCCGCTTACCGTCCCGATAATATCGGCATCGGTAATGTCGGTAAGGTCGCTTGTTACTGCATCGTAGGTAGCCAGCAAATCTGTACCGTCGGGGTAAGTGCTGCTTGCGACGATTGTAACTTCTTGCGTAGCGGCGTTATAGACGTAGTCCGTACCGCTTGTAAGTGTTGTGGGCGAGCCGCCCGTGGTCGTAACCACCAAGTTGGCAACAAACAGCTTATCCAATTTGAATCGACCACCAGCGACTTCGTGCGGTTCGTCTTCAATTTCGACAACGTGGTCGGCATCGTCAAAGATGTTGATACACATAACGGTTGCCGAGCCTTGTGCAAAAATGCGCGAAAGCGCGAGCCGCATTTTATTGTCGGGGTGTTCAACGCCGAATTGCTCGGCATCGCGCTCGCTTTGCACGAGTATAAGCTCTTGCGTGTCGCCTTGCGGCGCGAAGCTTACAAGTGCTATTGTAGCCGAAGTAACGACGTTTACGGGGCGTGCGCCACCGCTTAATTCGATTACTTCTACGCCATGAAGGAATGCCATACTATATCCTTTTTAGAGGTAATTAATTTGAGTAATTAACGCGCCAGTCGTGGCGGGTACGTCTTCGACGGCATAGCCTTGCACGTAGCATTCTAATACAAAGATAAACAATGTATTGTCTTTTTCATCGCGCTGCAATGCCGAACGTTTGAAATGGATTTTGTCGCAGTCAGTTGGCTCAAAGCCAAGTAAAAGCGATTGTACCACATTGAGAATAGCATAAAGCCCAGTAGAGCCGTACAGCTTCTTCGCTTCGACATTTACCTGAAAACCGATTATTTCCTCTTGGGTTACCATATCAATGGTAATAGAGTTATTGGTTTTATTGCCTTGCCCATACTCGCTACCTGTGTAAAGCACAGTAACAAGCGGTCGGTCGTGCGCAGCACGTTTATAGTTGCTTTCGGCTTCGGGCAACGCCATAACGTCGGCAATGGGTGCGGACGGGTTGGTGTTTATCTCTGCCAAGCGCGTGGCAATGTCGGTTTGTAGTGTTTCGTAATTCATCAGTCTATCGGCTCTATTTCGGCGCGGAACGTCTTGCCGTCCCAATACGCCCGAATTTGGCGAATGTAGTAAGCTATCCCATTGATAGTTACCGTTTCTTGACGGTTTTGCCACACGGCTTCGGATAGCCCGACGAAGTCGCCTTGCTTATATTCCATCATGTGCATTAGAGGATTGAAAACAACCTCATAATGCACATCACGTTCCGCCGTGGGCTTTTTAAAATGCACTTTGGCAGTCTGCAAAGTGCCGCCAGCCGACGGCTGCCATTCGGCATCGTAGCCGAAGACAGTCGTCGTTAGATTGAATAGGTTGTCTTGCAGACTGTCAAAGATGTTCGGCATTAGAGTAACAGTTTTACTTGAACGGTGGTGTCGGCTTGTACCGCTGCTTTGTAAGCGTAGCCGAGCAATGTGTCTGAGTCGGCTGTTGTGGCTGTTGTCCCGTCGTGGTACACCTTTGCACCCTGTGCGAATGCGTTGCCTGTTGTGGTGAGTTTGGTTACGGAATAAACGCCGCAAACATTTACAGCGATTACATCACCACTAACGCCACTGGTTACGGCAATACCGCCAATATCGCCCATAATTACGACTTGTCCGCTTGTGATGTTACCACCTGCGGTATAGTTGAAAACGTCGCCGTCTGCGATTGTATTTTTCATCTTAATCAAATAATTTGTTGGAAAATGTTGTTTTTTTCGTACTACGGCAACGACTAGTTACCAGCGTTGTAGTACATACCGCGCCAATCTTTGGCTTTTGCAGCGAAGGTAGAACGGATTTTCACCTCTACGCCATCAACGTCGAAGCCTTCGCGTTGTTCGGTATAAATTTCGCCTTCGCCTTCGAGTACCGCAGTTTCGATTGTGTCGATTTGGCTTGGGTTGGCAACGCCAAACCATTTATTGCCCGTAATGCGCGGGTCGACAATTATTTGCATGCTTTGGGCGAAAACGTTGATATCGCCAGTTGCAGCTGGTTGGAAGCTGGCAGACATAAACTTGCGGGCAAGGACTTCGCGAGCAGGACCAACAAGCAAAAATGCAGGCGACACGTTGATAAGGTCTGTGCCGTTAAGGTCTTTTTGGTTTCGCATTGCGATAAACATCGCTTCCAATGTTGCTTCACTAATCGTGCCGCCTGATGCTGCAATGTTAGTGTGAGCTGTTGAAAAGAGTGCGTTACCATCGCCCATGTTGGCATTGGTGAGCAGAATGTCGTACACAATCTTAGATTGGAGTTGCGCAACTTGATTAGCCATGAGCGTCGGAATGCGATTAAACGCGCCCAAATCGTCATTAATCAAGGCTTCCCAAGTGATGGCAATTCTTTTTCCATATTTCGCAAGGCGATATACTTCTTTGCTTTCCGATACGGTCGCAAATTGATATTCGCCACCTTCGACGATTTTATCAAGTGCGCCCAATTCGGACATTTGTACGTCGGTGATTTCGCGGAAATCTCGTACAGTGCGGCGAGTTGTAAATGGACGGAACGTCTGCGCTTGCAACTGGTATGCACTTTTGAGTTTGCGGTCGATGGTGTTGCCGAGAATAATAGGAAAGTCTGACGTACTGTGCATACCTGCACGATAACGGTCGAGATTCAACGCGGCTTTCGCGATTTGCGCGTCTGTCAAACTTTTTGTGTTGCCACCTGCACGCTCGATACATTCCGCAGCCATACGGAGCAAGCTCATACCTGCGTACTCGTTTTTGCGGTCGTTGTATGTGCCGCTTGCACGGCTTTCAATCGCTTCGCTCATACCAGTACGAATTTTGTCGGATTCGTCGGCGGTAACGCGTGATTGGCTGTTGTTGGTTTGAATTTTCGGGCTGCGTTTTTCCATTTCGGCAAACGCGGCGGCGCGGAACTCTTCGATAGTAGAGCCTTCATTTATGTGACGGCTGGCGAACTCTTCGCCCAGTGATGCTTGGCGCGCGGCAACCTGAATATCTTGCACGCGGGCGCGCTCGGCTTTGATTGCGCTTTCCTGCGCGGCGCGCACTTGCTCCTCTGTAAGGGCTACGGGCGCAGGATTGGGTGTTTTTTCTTGTGGCATCGTTCTTTCGATGTTTGAAGTGATTAAAATAACGTCATTTTGGCTTTCGCCATCTGCGGCACGCACACCTGCTTTCGTATCAGCAGGAATACTTACCATCGAAACCTCAAACGGTTCCCAGTCCGTCGCCACGTATGTGGGCGTTGTGTCTGTGCGTTGGCTACCTTCGGGCGCGGCTTGCGTAGTGGGTGCGGCTTTTTCTTCGTACTTGTAAACGCGGTAACCAACACTCACGTTGGTTATTATGCCGTCCCGAATATCTTGTATGATAGGCTTAACGTCTTCGCGATTAGAAAAGCGGAGTATAGCCTTAGCCACACCGTCTTCAATCCAAGCGCGTTCTACCTTGCCCAACTGCATATCGACACCCGCATAGGTGCGGTGATTGTTTAGCACAGGCGCGCCCGAATTGATGCGCTCCATGCGTATCGCCTGCTCGTCAATTCTTAGAACTTCATTATAAGTGCCGTCCCAAGTGCTGCGAGCTACTGGCGTATCGGTGGCAAAAACCACCTCTATGGTATTGTCGGTTTCATTATAGCTACTCGCCGCGACTTGCGCCGAGCGACCAAGAAAGCCGATTTGTTTCGTGTGTTGCGGCATGGTATGCTTTTAATTTGCAAATATAATCAATGTTTTATTATTGCACAAACTTTATGCAATATTTTTTTTTAAGCTTCGGCTATCGTGTTGTCGGGCTGCAACTGGGCGCGCAAGTCCGTTGTGAGTTTTAGCCCTAATTTGTCGATGAGTTCGTAGAAGTTTTTTGCTTCGTCAAGTGTGTCTTCGGGGTCGTACCCGAGCTCGCGCATTGCTTCGGGGTATGATTTTAAGCCTGCGCGTATCATAGCCACGAGCGCATTTGTCTCGCGCGTTGGGTCTATCATTTCGCGGCGCGGCGCAGTCCATTCGGCGTAGTATTGTTCTTTGCTATTGGTTTTCAGCTTAAAAACGTCTAAAAACCACGTAAAGACTTTTTCTAATGCGGGCTGCATAATATCCCGTTGCCAACCTGCAATGTTGCGGCTAAATTCGAGCCATGCCATACGCGCGGAGCTGAAATTGACTTGGCTATAATCGCCCGTTAGGGCTTCATACGTTACGCCGTAAGCGGCGGCAATTCCTCGCAAGACTTGGCGGGTGTAACTCTCGTAACCTTCGACGACTGGCGGACTGCCAAACGTTACTTGCTCACCTGGCGAAAGGTAGTTTATCATACCTGGTTCCACACGCTCGAATCTATCGCCGTCATCGACGGTGTTTAGTACCTGCGCGCCGTTTTGCTGTACGAAAACTGAAAAGCACGCCGCAACTTTTTGACGTACCAACTGCGCGTCTTCGTAGTCGCTCATATCGCGTAGGCGAAGGAAGCCCGACACGCCCATCGGCACGCCGCGAGCTTGCCCAGCGCGAAGACTATCGAAAACGTGAATAACTTGGTCTTCTTTGTACAGGGTACTATTGATGTTTCCAAATTCGGGGTGTCGCTCAAAAAGCCACACGCCGATGCGCTTGCCTTTTTTATCGAAACGTACGCCATAAAAATCAAAATCACTCTCACCCCAGTACGTGCCTGCGGTGTGTTTGTTGGTGTCGATAAAATCGCCTTCTAAAATGCGCAGTTGGACGCTTTGCGTCTTGGCATCTATATCTTTGACAATCAAACACTCGCCGCACTCGGCAACGGCACGAATGATGAGCTTTTGGAGCCCATAAAAATTCAAACGACCATCAAAATCGCAAGCGGTACTATCCGCCCACATATTCCAAGCCGCCTTTATTTTTTTCTCTGCTTTTTTGTTGTTTGATTCCGTAGATATGGCGGGTCGTATGCCTGTGCCGATGGTGTTGTTGCCTATTACGGCAATGGCTTTGTTCGCCCACGAGTTATTGCGCACCATCTCGCGGCTTCTATCCCGCAGTTTCACGATTGCCGTGCCTGCTTCGGTGGTGGCGGAGCTGTTGGAAGTTCGCCAATTCGACGTGCGGCGACCATGCGCAGCCGCTTCGTAAGCTCGCCCACGGAGCGACGACAATGTTTGTCGCGCCATCTCGCGGCGCAAGCCCCAAGATGGCGAAATCCAGCTTATAAATCCGTCTAATACTCCCATGACTTAGTTTTGTCTGCGGGGTAAACCCCCTTATTATAATTTGCGAACTTCTTTTTTTTATCGGCTGGGATAAGCCCCAATTCCTGCGCCATAAGGTCGCGGACACGCAGCATATCAGCAATAGACTGATATTCTACTTCTTTATCCGCATATTTGACTTTCTTAGAGCCGCTTGCGATGGCAGCGTCGAGAGCGTCCAACTGTTGCTGTGTAAATGCCATATTCGTACTTTTATACAAAGTTATATAAAAAAAATAAACTTAATCCCAAAAAGAGCCTGTTTTTTTCTTTTTTATGGGATTATTGTCTTGCGATTTGCGAGAATACCCGCGTTCTATGGCTTCAAAATGCTCATTTTTGAAGTTGTCGTAGTTGAAAATCGAAGCTGCGGCACGCGCATAATTGCGACAATCCAACGGTTCGTTGCGTCGATACATCTTTACCCACTGTAAGGTAGTGTATCCTTTGGTATTCCTGACTTCTTGCAACTGCTCCGATGCCAAACCTTTGAAATATTCGGCGGGGTATGCGTCGGGAAAGTAGCAATATCCATGCGGCGCGTTGCCGTGTTCGTCTTTATGAAGCCCCAAAAAGCCGTAAAGCTCACTTTTTAGGATATTCACCCCGAGCGAATATAGTTGGGTGTTACCAATTACTACGCCATTGCTTGTAATATCGACCGTATTCGGTCGACTCCATATAGTCGCTTTACTCGCTTGCCCTTTTACGGCAACAACGCGGGACACGTCAAATCGGCGCACGAAGTTATAAACGTGGCTAGTGTGGTCGCCGCTATCCACTGCCATTTTCATAATCGACATTTGCAGTCCGTCTTCGCGTGTCCAAGTTTCACTAAGCACCATGGCAAGCATATCCCAAACGGCTTTATCTGCGGTGTCGCCCATGAGCGTACGATAGTCGATAGACCACGATTTCTTATCTCGCCCCCAGCCGACGATTTCTAATTCTATACGGTCGCGTTGAACGTCCACACCGCAAGTCAAAAACACAACCCCCAAAGGTGGTGTATTCGGCTTGTACGGTTCCGCTTTGGCGCGTAGTATCTCCCAATTCGGGGCTTCGCCTTTTACCGCGTAGGGCAAGCCCAAACGGGTATTCCAAAACGTTTTGAGTTTCACGTCGTCGTTTAGCGCATCTAAATACTCTTTTGCCATATCCGTCCACGAATACCAGCCGTAAGGACTGTATAGCGTAGAGATGTGATAGCCAACCACCTGCGGGTCGGTTTTCGTCGGGTCGGTGGCGCGCCATTCGCCAGCTTCGAGCATTTTGGTCTTGTGTATTTCGTCGATATGGGCGTGGCAATGCTCACACTCATACCAAACCTTTGAAGGCTTGCCACCTTTGCCAAGCTCCCAGCCGACTTGCTCCCAGTGCAAAACCTGCTGCGTTCCGCAATGTGGGCAAGGCACGAAATACATACGTTTGTCGGTGTTTTCGTACTCCTTTTCAATAAGGCTTTCGCCTTTTATGGTCGGCGTGCTGATTTTATATATTTTTTTGTTGGGAAAGTTGGACGTGCGCGCCTCCGCCAAGGCAACAGGTGAACCCTCACCCTCTAAATCGGACGGGTAACTATCCACTTCATCAAGCATAAGGTACCGAATAGGCATGGAGCGTAAGCCCGATGCCGAATTTGCGCCCGACATCATCAAAATACCACCTTCGTACACTTTTTGAAAAATGTTGTTGTTGCCAGTCTTAGACGAATTTGGCGGTATTTTTTTGCTTAAACTTGGGCAATCCTTTATCATCGGGTCGATTCGCGAGATACTGTTTTTCTTCAATGCGTCTTCTGTACCCATAACTATCAATGTTGGACCAGGGTCGATGTCGATAATGTAGCCCAACCAATTTAGCCCACCTTCGGTAAGTGCAAGCTGCGCACCTTTCATACAGCTAATCCTTTGCGCTGGGCTTTCACTGCTTAGTTGGTACATAATCTCGCGAAGGTAAGGCACGCGCACCGTTCGCCATTGCCCTGGCTCGCTACTTGCGAGAGGGGACAAAACGCGGTTTTCGTCAGCCCACTGCCAAACATTGATACGCTTGTTTGGTGTGATGCCGCGTAATAAGCCTTCTATTGTACTCCAATTTGCATCACCCATTTGTCTTGTTTTTTAGTCGTGTATCAATATTAGAAATGTCATTTAACACGTCATATATCGCGTCCGCTATAAGCTTTTCGGCTTCGTGTCTTGTGGCTGCGGCGCGCACATAGTCCACAACCCGCGAAGGTATAGACGTGAGCTTGTTGCGTATTTCGCGCCCAAACTCGAAAAGCGCGCGCGATACTTCGGATTTACTTACAAGTAACCCTGCGGCTTGCTCGTATTTCAATTTTGCCGACTGCGATTTGTATATCGTTTCGGCATCGCGCGCCTTCGATACGAGCGTTTTATGGCGCATCGCTTCGTCTTCGCCCATCGCGCCGTCGTTGTCGACTTGCAATGCTGCGGTAAGTTTGGGGCTTGCGTTGCCCAAGCCCGACCAATTTGCGCGCCAGTGTTCGAGCGCAAGCTCCTTATTCAAATAGTTTTTGCCCTTAAACTTTTCAATCGCACT